CGATGGATCAGGATAGCTGACTACAATCTTGACCTCGGCATCCTCTTGCATCAGGATTTGAATCGTTTGGTCATCCAGCCCCGAATACTGCTCAATCTTGACCTCTTCGACATCTTCCCAGTAGTACTTGGCGATGCCGCACTTACGCACTAAAGAGTCTTTAAAAATTGCATAAGTGGTCATAAAACCATTGTTGTCGGAGGTAAATATGTAGTTGGCGTAATCAGTCGCCTGCTGTGCGCCAGCCACATCTTCGGGTCCACGCGGCACATACTCCACCACATTCTCTGTGCTGAAAAAGACTTTCATCAGGCTTGGCAACATGGCGCTGACAGTGTCACGCACCTCCATCGCTACCACCTGAGAGCGCCCCTCTTCCTCATTACCAAAGGGATCGCCACGATAGTACTCAGTACCCTTGGCACGAATAGGTGACACATCAGAATCGATGTAACTGACAGCGTCTTCCAGTTCGGCAGAGACAATGCCTTGCAACTCGGTTTCATCCATTGGCTCAATGGCGGCAATGTCGGTGGTGATGTTCATATCGTTAATCATTTCTTGTTCCTTGCAGATATTGCTTTGGCCTTGGCTCGCGCATCAGCCTTGCTAGATGCACCCCACGCTTTCAAACTCAACAGCAAGCGCGTTGGCTGGCCGTCTTTCATCTCTGGACCAGCCATGTTGCCCATTCTCGCAAGGAATGATGCCCTGCGCGGGTTGTCACCACTTTTGACTGGCGCTTTCAGATTCATGCCCTCGGCTTTGGCACTCGCACGCCCCTTGGCATTCAAGCCGCCTGATGGTGACTTTCCCTCTTTACGCTGCCACGCTGGTGTTTTCATATGGGACTTTCTTAATCCTTAAACCATTCTTCGGCATAGTGCGGCCTGTTCTTTCGTAGCCAAGGCACTGCTTGCTGTATCAGCTTGTTGCCATTTAACCCAATCGTTTGGCTACCAATGTGATGCACATAAGACCGCGACAAATAATGGTGAAAACCAGCCGCCCTCAAATCCTCACAATGCACATCATCGGAGTACCAGTTAAGTGGTGGGAACTTGAAGCACTCCCACGCATCTCGACTAATCCAAGCAAAGATGGGGCTTAGACACTCCATCGGCATGATGGCATCTTCATATGGGTACTTGAAGTAGTACAACTCCTGATCAAAGGGGTTGCTTCGGATATTCTGCACAGGACGCGCCGCGTCACATCTTGCTGACACCCAGCCCACTGGTTCGCCAGTTTCCTCTTTGAGCTGCGCCACATCCTCCATCAGATACTTGTAACTGGTGGGGGTCAGCACAATGTCATCATTGGCGCAGATCACTGAGCCAAAGCCATCGGCAAATGCCTTGTCCATGATCTCGTTGTAGTCGTCACCAAAGTTGCTAGGCTTGCCGAATACCTTTAGATCAGCGTCAAAGCCGCCAATAATGGACTCTGGACCTCGCAAATAGACAGGAACTTCGGGACAGTACTCGGCAATGCTTGTGAGCATCACCCGCAAACCTTTGCCGTTTACTGTGCTGATGCAAATCGGTGAGATCACTTCTTAGGCTTCTTGGCCGTCTTTGCCGCCAACTTAAAGTCAGCAGCGGAGGGTGCGGCTTTGGAGCCGACCCTGTTCATCTTCTCACCACTGCCTTTGGCTATCCTAGCTCTCTTGGCTTGGATGTTCGCATAGAGGCCAGGTTTAGTCGCCATTGCGTCCCCCGATCCTGATAGTCAACAATGAATCAGGCATATCGTCTTGGGACTCCATGTCTTGGCCATCACCGCCGTCACCAGTGTTAGGACCGCCAACTACCCACGCATCACAAGTCCTGCTGGCGGCACACTTAAAGTCAAATATCTCGCAGTAACCCAAGTCAGCCAACTTGATGGTTCCCCAAGGATCAGCCTCACGCCCAATACCATCGGCAATGCACTGCTTCAACTTGTCCGACACGTTGAACGCGGCGCAGTTACCGCAACGGCTTTGCTTGGCATCATCCACCGACACATCCCACTGATCAGCCTTCTTTGACCAAAAGGCATCATTAGGCAAATTAGGATTCTCAGGACCATACGCCGCTGACGTAATCGCCTTGGCGCGGTTCTTCAAATTTAACGTGATGTCCTGAGTAGGCGCTGGGCAACTGGCGCTAGTGTCCTGATAGCCAGCCTCTTGATCCATGGATTGATCCATGGTACGTTTTAAGGTTGCCATTACTTCATCCCCCTAGATTTCATGTTCTTTGCTGTACGGCTACCGCGCATAGGCATCTTTGCCTCACTCATCGCAATGGCAATAGCCTGTTTAGGATTCTTGACTACCTTGCCGCCAGCGCCTGAGTGCAACTTGCCGGTCTTGAACTCATGCATTACCTTACCAACCTTTTTCGCTGCCTTGGTCATCTTCATAAAGTACCCCTTTAAACAATAAACGAATTATGCAACCCTTGAGAGGTTTCTTTTCAACGGCTGATTCCACTTTGTAGATACAGCAGAGCCATACATCCCCACCACCGCGTCTGACGCAAACGTCAAGCAAAACGAATCAGCGCGGTCAGGTGAGGCAAGTCCACGCTTTCTGATCTCGTCTTTGCCCTCAATCTGAATCTTGCCACTGGACGTAAACGAATACCTCACAGTCGCCAACTCAGCCACCAGCAACTCATCTTTAGGCATCGTACAGTCCCTAGACTCCAGCCACGCCTTGGCTTTATGCCATAACTCAGCCTTCAGATTACGATAGGTGTTCCCCATCGCCGGTGACTCAGACACGTTGATCCCACGCGCAGGCAACCCCAACTCTTTGAGCCTGTCCACCACACCAGCGCCCAATCCAATTGAATCCACCAGTATTTCCTGTGGGCGCTCACTCGGCACAAGAATCTCATACTCTGCCACCACTGCACCAGTCAACTGCATCAGGTCCAGATTCTTCCAAGTCTTAATAGACTCAGTAACCGCATTCCCCTTACGCTTGCACAGCGCCGACCTGTCAGAGCCAAACCGCGCAACGTCCAAACCCCACACCAGTGGCGCGTGCTGGCTCGGCGCAACGTCACGATTCATCGCCAAATCAAGCAACTCCATCGGGATGACTGTATCGTCATCTGATCTCGGGAACTCGCCGAGTACGCGGATGCGGTAGGCGTTGGACTCCTCACCATACCGCGCCTTCATCTCCTCTATATACGCCTCGGATACCCTTGGCGAGTCAACGCAAGACACACGCATGGTGATCCAGTCAGAGGCCAAGCGGTTGTGCGTGTCAAAAAAGAATCCGCTACTCCTCACCGGATTGCCCAGCAGTAACGTCACCGCATTGTGGCCAGACATAGAACCTGATGCCGCCTCGAATACCTGTTCAGGTATGCCGCTGGCCTCGTCTCCCACCAGCATTACATGATCACTGTGGACACCTTGGAGTGCTTCGGGTTGCTCGGCGCGGCTAGTCCTAGCTGAGATAAACGCCTCGTTGTTGGCATCCTTGACCTCAATGCGGTCCTGCTTCACCTCCAGCTGGTCAGCAAGCATGGGCGGCAGTACCTTTACCCAGCGCTTGACCTCGGCAAAGAGCGCGTCATATAACTGGCTGCTAGTGGGCGCAGTTACCACCACCTTGACAGGAAATCTCAAGAAGAGATACCAGATCATTGCCCACGCGCTTGCGGTCGATTTGCCTACGCCATGTCCTGATCTAACCGATATGCGTCTATTGCCGGCAGCGATGTGATTGAGGAACTCCACTTGCCATGGGTCAGGCTGCGTGTTGAGCACCTCACGCACAAACTTCACAGGGTTGTTTTTGTAGAGCTTGACGAATTCCACAAATGGGTTATTCGCCACCAAGTCATCAGAAATTTTTTTCGGGACAGGCTTCTGAGCAGTGGGGGGTAGGGGGGTGGGGGTAGGGTTAGGAATGCTCATGGCGATACCTGTTTGGGTGCTACATCAGCCGCCCCCGCCGCCGCGAGCAAGGGGGGGCTCAACGCGCCGGAGCCAGCCTCGGCCGGCGCCTGGCGGCCAGTAAACAGATGGAAAGTTATCCACAGGTCGATGCATCTGTAAGTCATTGATCTATATGCTTTCTTACATGAACCTTACATAATCGGTTTAACACGATGACTATTATGTTAACTTTATTGTGGATAACTACAGCGATTCTGCCCAATAAGCAGGCAGTTTGCAGTTGTCCACAGGCCAGTGTGTGCATCATGCGTCATTTTCTGTGGATAAGTCATCGATCACCTCAACGTGGCGCAACGCGGCCATGCGTAGGTCTTGCACGTTGATGTTGATCTGTTGCGCCTTTTGTAAGCCATAAGTCTTCTGATCCCACCTTTCAGCCAGCCACTGGCGCGTCCGGATGCGCTGGACATCGCGCTGCGGATTGCTGTCTGCCATGCTGTCTGCAATGGTCATCGTCTCCACCGCGAGCTTGTCGGCGGCTTTCGCGCGCGCACGCGCAATTATAGTGGGATCGGTATCTTCTATCCATTGTTCGAGCGCCCTGCGCCCAATGCCGAGTTCGTAGCAGATCATCGTCTGCGACTTGCCTACCTCAAGCATTGACACGATCATGTCGTCTGGCAGTTCTTCCAGCAATTCCATGTCCTGTTTGAACTTAGGTCGCCCTGCCATGCTTAAACCCTCTTTAAAGCCGTTTTAACGCGCTGAACGATGTCCAGTACCTTTTCGCGCAC